ATTCATAGTGAGATAGACACATACTTTAAAAGCCTACCTTATACGGCTTTTATGAGTGAATACAACGCACCATTTAGAAGTATATTTGAGATAAAGAAAACCAAGTTATTGAATAACTCGGCGGCTAAAAAAACAAAAGCATTAGAAAAACTATATATAAATAATTGACAAATTACGACAACAACGAGACTGAAACAATCTATGACTCAGATGAGCATAAGAATTATCAGCCAAAAAAAGATTACTCATTAGAGGAATTAATAGAGCTCGATAATGTAGCAGAGATATTAGATGACGATGAACTAGAGGCGCTAGGGAATAAAGTCAAAGATGAGTATGATGCGGATAAACTAACAAGAGCAGATAAAGAAGATCAAATGATAAGATCTATGAAGCTGGCGATGTTAGTTTCATTGAGAAAGAATTTACCATTTCCCAACTCTTCCGATATTACTTATCCAATGCTTACCGCCGCAACTTTGCAGTTTGCTGCTAGGGCGTTGCCGGCTATTGTAACGCCAACGGGTATAGTAAAAGCCAAGAGAGTAGGGAATGATCCAGAAGGCCAAAAAGCTAGAGTAGGCGATAGGATTGCAACTTATGAAAATTATCAGCTCCGGGAGGATATGCCGCACTGGGCAGAGGACCAAGATAAAATGCTCCATGCGTTACCTATTCTAGGCTGTTTATTTAAAAAAGTTTATTACGATAGTGAAGACAATATAAATGCCTCGGATTTAATTTATCCTGAGAATCTTGTTGTGGATAATAATATATTATCTTTAGAGAAAGCGCCGAGGATTTCGCATGAAGTAGAGATTTATCCGCACGTGATTATCGAGCGTCAAAGAGCGGGTTTATATTTAAAAACAAGTGTAGAGCGATCAACTTCGCAATTAAGTACAGGAGTTCGTGAGGATTCAGGAGATGAGTATAGCGCTACAGATGAAGAGGCATCGCATGTTTTTATCGAACAGCACAGATTACTAGATTTAGACAAAGACGGGTATCCGGAGCCGTACATAGTAACAATACACAGAGACACGGCGGAAGTTGTAAGGGTTGTCACAAGATATAACGAGCAAGGAATAAAACGAGGCCCTGATGGTGAAGTACTTAAGATTAATCCAATTCATTATTTTATTAAATATGAGTTCATGCCTGCCTTGGATGGTTCCTTCTATTCTCTAGGGTTAGGAGAGTTATTATTTCCAATTAATACGGCGGTTAATTCTACAATTAATCAGTTAATGGACGCAGGCCATATGCAGAATACGGGCGGTGGTTTTATAGGAAAAGGATTAAGGATGAAAGCGGGTAGTATGAGCTTTCGCCCTAATGAGTGGAAAACGGTAAATACTATTGGTGATGATATTAGACGAAGTATAGTTCCTTTACCGACTGCCCAGCCTTCCCCTGTTTTATTTCAATTACTAGGCCTGCTTATAGAGTCAGGAAAAGAAATATCCTCAGTAAAGGACGTTTTAACAGGAGAAGGCCAGGGGGCGAACGCGTCGCCTACGACAACACTTGCTTTAATAGAGCAGGGTTTAAAAGTGTTTACGGCTATTTATCAGCGTATTCATAGATCACTTAAGAAAGAATTAAAAAAATTACACGAGCTCAATGCTGAGCATGTAGATGAAGAAAGATATAAAAGAATAACAGGGGACCAGGAGGCTAATCTATCAGATTTTAATATTGAAGATTCTGACGTAATCCCAGTTTCTGATCCGAATCTTGTCACAGACTTGCAAAAAGCTTCAAAAGCTCAATTCCTACTGCAATTTATACAAGATGAAAGGATAGATGGAGTTGAAATCTATAGGAGGGTGTTTGAATCTTTCAATATAGAGGACATAGACACCCTATTTAAGAAGCAAGAACCACAACAACCGGACCCAGCCCTAGAGATAGCTCTAGTTAAGCAGGAAATGGAGGCAGAGCGCTTAGATATAGAAAGACAAAAGTCAGAGATAGCAATCAGAAAGACAGAGTACGAAATCAAAAAACTAGAAACAGCGTCAATACTAGATTTGGCAAACGCTGAGAGCAAAGAAATAGGAAATCAAGTTGGATTATACAAAGCTGAGCTGGATGCAGTCACGGCAAATATAAACAATGAGAAAACTATAAACGAATCTAACATTAACAAAGAGGAAACCAATGTTAAAAACACTAACTCCGGAGGAGTTCAATAGCTGGAAACAGCACGAGGAAACAAGGGCTATATTAGATAGCTTAAAGAAATATAGATTAATGCTACAAGAAAGGCTCGAGGCGCAATTTAGCACAGATCAAACAATAGAGGGATACGCTTTAAAACAAGCGAGAGTATCGGGCGAGAGTCAAATACTTAAAGACATCATCGATCTAGACCATGCAACATACAGATCTATATTAGATGCGCAGGGGGCCAAATGAGTAGTATTAACACATCGGGCATAAAACCAATTGCAGATCACATTATAGTTTTGTTAAGCAAAAAGAAAAAGCTAACAGAGGGCGGGATAATACTCCCGGACAACTCGGACTCGCAACGAGAACATCTAGGGCAGGTAAAAACTACTTTAGTGGCAATCGGGGAGGATGCTTTTTTAAATATGAAAGATGCTCCAAAAATCGGCCAAAAAGTTATTACAACTAGATACCCAGGTTTATTAATAACCGCAGATCTCGGGGTGGTAGATGATGAGTCGGAATATAGACTTTGTAGAGATACAGAGGTTTTAGGAATTTTAGAGTAAAAGCATGGAAGAAGAAAATACAGCTACAGAAGCACAAGAAATTGTTGATATAGAGCAAGAAACTACTGAGATAGATCAAGAAGTTCAAGAAAGCGAGCAACAAGAAGAAACAACACAACAAGAAACAGACACCGAAGCACATGCTAGGCGTTTGGGTTGGGTTCCTGAGTCGGAATTTAGAGGCGGGAAATCAAAGCATATTAGTGCGGAAGATTTTATAAAAAGAGGCGAGAATGAGCTACCCGTTGTTAAAGAGAATTTAAGGCGCTTAGATAGGAAATACAAAGACTTAGAAGGAACGCTGGCCGACTTTAAAGACCATCACAGTAAAGTTGAAGCGAAGGCGTATAATAAAGCCAAACGGGATATTATAGCGCAACAAGCTATTGCAGCCGAGGACGGCGATATTGATAAGTTTCGGGATTTAGAAAAACAAAGGGATTCTTTAGAGCAAGAGCAATCAGAAACAACAAAAGCACCAGTACAGAAAGAGCAGATTCCGCTAGAAGTAGAGGCTTTTATCGAGCGTAACGAATGGTTTAAAACGGATGTAAGATTGCAGAAAGTGGCCGAGGATTATCACGGGAGATTATTACAATCGCAACCAAACTTATCAATGGCTGATAATTTAAGCGAAGTAGAGCGGATTATAAAAGAAGAGTTTCCGGAACGGACTGGGCAAGAAGTCGAAGTGCAAAAAAAGCGAGTAGCTTTAAAGGTCGCTTCGAACTCTAGATCTACAGTTAGAGGTAAAGAGCGCGCTAAGACATATAATGACTTGCCCTCTGAGGCCAAAGATTGTTGCGACAACTTCGTCAGGAAAGGCTTGGTAACAAGAGAGCAGTACACAAAAGAATATTTCAATTAGAGGAAAAAATGTTGGAAGAATTAAGTTATAAAGAATTACAAGAGAGAGCTAAAAAATTAAATATTAACAGCGTTGGGAAATCTAAAGTAATTTTAGAGAAAGAGATAAAAAAACAAGATCTTAAACCGAGCGAAGAAGAAAGCTTTAGAGAGCTTTCAGAACGAAGAAAGAAATACAAAGAATCACACAGATCATTTGACGGGCTTGATTTAAAGCTAAAAGCCCCACAAAGAGATGGATATACTAGGCGCTGGGTCAATGACATAACGGGGCGCTTAGATAAATTTGAAAACGAATATTTTTACACGAAAGTGTTGAAAGAAGGAATCCCAATTAAAGCATATGTAGGTTCAGACAAAAAAGGAAATGAGCAATACGCATATTTAATGGAGACTCCGCGCGAATGGTACAATGAGAACCAAGCAGAGAAACGCAACAGGATTATAGCTACAGAGGAAAACGCTATAAACTTAGGGGGCAGGGATGCCCAGGGCAATGCACTAGACACGTCGAAAGCTAGAGGAACGATCACAATCGGCGATAAGACTAAAAAATACGCTTAAAAATCCAAATTTTTTAATCACATAAATACATATTATAATGGCTAACAAAGATGCGCCGAGAGGGCTAACACCCGTAAGGCATAGAAATGGTGCGCCGTACACAGGATCAGGAAACGCTTATTACGTTCCATCCACGTATGCAACCAGCTTATTCGTTGGTGAACTAGTTGTAAAAACTGGTACATCAAATACTGCACTCGTAAAAGATAGAGGGCAAGACTACGCTCCGGGAACTCTTCCGGAAATAAACAAAACCGCAGCTGGTGATGGTAATCCATCTACTGGTGTAATTATGGGTTTTGCACCAGATCCAAGTAACCTTGATAAATCATATGGTTTAGCAAGTACAGAGCGCGTTGCTTTTGTATGCGATGATCCGGATGTAGTTTTCCAAATTCAAGACGATGGTGCAGCAGCTCTAGCAGCTACAGTAGTGGGACTAAATGCAGTAGTTATCGACACTCATGCAGGAAGCACTTCGACAGGTAGGGCCGGGACTGAGTTAGATACTAATTCGGACGCTCCAGCAGCAGATGCTTCAAACCAATTAACTATCCAACGCTTAGCAGCTATCACAGATAATGCTTTAGGAGCAAACGCCGTTTGGGAAGTTAAAATTAACAACCATACTGAAAGCGCAGGCGTAATCGGTATATAATCAATAGGTAAAACATGTCTACAATCACAACAGGATCTTTTCCTAAGCTACTATGGCCCGGGATTAAAACCATATGGGGAAACGAATATTCTCAACATCAAAAAGAATATGAGCAGTTATTCGATATGGACAGCTCAGATCAAGCTTACGAAGAAGATGTTTTGGTTCCAGGCTTTGGGCTGGCTCCACAAAAAACGTCTGGTGCGTCAACTATTTATGACTCACATCAACAAGGCTATACTAAGCGTTACACGCACGTCAATTACTCACTAGGTTACATTGTAACAGAAGAGGAAATGGACGATAATTTATATGCTAAAGTTGGTGCAGATAGAACTAGAAGCTTAGCATTCTCTTTTGCTACTACCAAAAACATTGTAGGCGCTAATGTCTATAACAATGGTTTTGATAATAACTTTACAGGAGGCGATGGTCTTGAGCTTTTCTCAACAGCTCACACTTCACAAGCTGGAAATCAAAGTAACGAACTAGCAACAGCAGCGGATCTTTCCGAAGCTGCCCTTGAAGATTTAAGCATTCAAATTATGAAAGCTAAAAATGATAGAGGTCTAGAAATTGCTTTGCGCCCAATTTGTTTAATTACTCCAGTTGATCTTTATTATGAAGCTCAAAGGATTCTTAAATCAACATTGCAAAGCGATTCAGCTAATAACGATATTAATGCTTTGAAAACTAGCGGGATCATTCCTAAAATCGTTACTAATCACTATCTTACCGATGTTGATGCTTTCTTTATTAGAACTAATATCCCTTCAAACACAGGTATGAAGTGCTACCAAAGAAAAGCCATTAGCTTTACGCAAGATAATGATTTTGACACAAGCAACTTTAAAGCCAAAGCCCAAGAGCGTTACGCGTTCGGTTGGACTGATTGGAGAGGAGCTTTTGGAAGTCCAGGGGCATAATCTAGCAAAAAGAAAAGCTCAGTTGTTTTAAACTGGGCTTTTTTATTGCCTTAAGGTTAGAGGAGCGTGAAAACTCCTCTAACTACTTTGAGGGTGCTAAATCACCCTTTTAGACTCCACAAACTGAATTATGAGTTATCCGCAAGGCTCTACACTCTGAGTTCATAATAAGTTAATTTAAATATATAATAAAATGACAATTTCAAACTACCCTAACGGGTTCTTAGATGGCGTAACTATACAAGGCGTTCCACTACAAATGACAAACCCGGGCAAGGTGTTTTGGGTCAACGGATCCTCTGTTTTGGCCCCTGGTGGCGTTGGCGGATCAAATGGTAATAAAGGAACATACACGCAACCATTTGCGACTATTGATTATGCAATAGGCAAATGTGCAGATAGCCGAGGCGATATTATCTTAGTAATGCCAGGACATACAGAAACTATATCAGGTGCGTCAGGTATTGATTTAGACGTTATCGGTGTCGCAATTATTGGCTTAGGCGCTGGAACTTTGCGACCAACTATTAATTACACAGCAACCGCCTCAACATTCACTATTGCGGCTGCAAGTTGTATAATTCATAATATACTACATACCGGCGGTATAGATGCCGTTGTTTCTCCAATTATTGTCTCTGCCTCTGATTGTACTATCAGTAACAACGAAATTAGAGATGTAACCGGCCAAATGACTGACGGTGTCGTAACTACAGCCGCAGCAACTAGATTGAAAATTCTAAATCATATCCACGATGGAGCATCCGCAGCAGGTACTAATGCAGCGATAGCTATTGTGGGCGGTGATGGTATTGAAATTACAATCGACCGCATGGATGGTAACTTTGCCGTTGGCGGGATAGACGTTAGAACGACTGCAACTACAGATTTATTTGTTCACGATGTTAAAACATTCAGGACACGTAATGCAGCCGATATATTCTTAGTTGATACAATCACAGCATCAACTGGACAAGTTGGCCCTAACATCAATATTCAATTAGCAGATAATGCCGCTAATATCACAGAAGCAGTAACAGGAGCTACCTTCGTAGTACAAGATCCTATTTACGTTGTAAATTTAGCAGGCGAAAAAGGCATGCTTATCAACTGGACAGCCTCAACTGACGCTTAATTTGTAAAAAAGGGGTGAAAAAAGCCCCTTTTTTTATGAATTAAAATCACGATTTATACAATCGGGCATAAAAAACCCTTTTTCAAAAAGAGAATAAAATGGCAAGACCAAAAAGATTAACGTTTACGCCTTCGGCTGTAGACGTAAACAGTATATTTGAAGATCAGACTACAGCGGGTTCTGGTGCTATATCTTTAGATGGAGCTGATGTGGCGAGTGGCGAGTGGGTTTCACCAGATGGGCTAGCTCATAGAATAAGCCTAGAATCGACAGGAAATATATCAGCTGTAACTTTTACAGTAGCAGGCTTTCAGGATTCTCAAAGACATATAGCATTATCCGAAGATATTACAGGCCCTAACAGCGCAACCGTTGAATCAAGCGGATATTTTGCAATCATCACATCTATTACAGTTGATGGCGCGGTCGGAACAAATACAGAAGGTGGCTTTGTAGATGAGTTTATATCACAAGGAGTACCCTTAAATAACTATGGTTCAAGAATGGGCTTAAACGTTATCGTCTCAGGTACTATTAACTATAGCTTACAGCAAACTTTTGACGATATACAAAGCTTAACAGACACTATTAATTACATAAACCATGATGATTCCTCGGTTGTTAGCTCAACAACTAGTCAAAATGCAAATTATGATAAACCGCCTATCGCGACTAGATTGGTTGTAAACTCATATAGTAGTGGCGCTGCAATAGAGTTTAACATCACACAAGCGGCCCATTAATGACGATTTCTATTACAGGGCTAGGTATCACAACCGGACAAGGCTTAATTGCAGGCAGCGGTATCTCTTTTGGGGATGGTATCTCTTCTGGGGATGGGAAAGTTTTCTTATTTCAAGATGGGGCGAATTTTCAATTCCAAAACGGCGAATTTTTCGAATTTAATTAAATAAAAACATGCCTAAATTAACTAACAAAACCGCATTATCTACATTTGCAGATGGTGATTTATTTCATGTAGTAGATATATCTGATACAAGCTCAGACCCCGCTGGAACTAGTAAAAAAAGCACTTGGGCTTTAGCTAAATCAAATATTCTAGATTCGTTGGCAGGGTTTGAGGCTTTATATGTAGATACTGCAAATGGTAATGATAGCACGGGAACAGGAACTAGAAGTAATCCATTTTTAACAGCTCAGGGCGCGATAGATTCGTTTACTGCTGGATCTGCTCTTTACGTTATATATGTGAATGGGTCAAGCTCTGCTACTATAACACTTAGATCAGCGGATACAGGTATTAAATTTATTTTTGATGCCGATAGCGTACAATCGGGAACAATTACGCTAGTTGATGGTAATACGGATATATCCTTTTTATCAACTGGTGGTTCTGCCACATTATCAGGAACTATTGCAGATGGGTCAAAGGGTGATGTTTATTATAATTGTGAATTATCAGGCACTTACAATAAAACCGGGGGTTCTGGTACGGCCTCCCCGGTTGGTGATGTTAGATTTTTATCTGATTGTCATTTAAACGGGACTGTTATTAATTTTACAGGAAATAGCTCAATAACAACGTTAGGATATGGTGGTGTAGGTGTATTGACGCAATCTAACGGTCTTTTTATTGCTAGACATGATGGTACTATGATATGCCCTGTGATTTCAGGCGGTTCACCGACTACAGGTCAACCGATTACGCTATTCCAAGGAAATATACAATTACTAAAAAATGGTACGGATGATTGCTTAACTTCAACATCATCATACGGTCTAGTATTTCTAGCTGGCGTTTCTTCTTTGCAGCAAGATTTAAGTACATTAGGTAAAATAAACTTTACTGGCGCGGGTGCTAACTCTCATTGTTATGTTTGGGCAAACTGTCAATTAGCGTCTTCTGGTGATGTATTCCCGGCTTCTGGGGCTTTGTCGGCAAATATTGCTGATTATTTATCCGCTAATAGGACGGCTATAAATTACACCGCTGCTACTTCTAGCGTAAAGTCTCATCTAGAAGGAATAGACACAGCTATAGCTACGAGTGTAATAAATGACTCAGCAACTGCTAGAACCTTAGCTTTAACAGATGCAAATGATTATATAAGATTTACCAGTGCTTCTGCTACGGTATTGACGGTCCCTTTAAACTCTACCGTAGCTTTTTTGATCGGTACTAAGGTAGATTTTATTCAGAACGGAGCTGGTCAAGTTTCAGTTGTCGCAGCTGGCGGAGTTACTATTAACAAAGCTGAAGGCCTTAAAATAGCTGCTCGCTATAAAGGTGCTAGCTTGATAAAGGTAGGGGCTGACGAATGGGATCTAATAGGAGCATTGGCAGCGTAATGTTTGGTATAGTCTCGCAATCAGGCAATACGCCGACAATGTATAATCCTATTATTTGCTTCGATACGTCTGATACTTCGGCGAGCAATATAACAGAATCATCTAATCTTGTATCATTACTGAAAGATAGGTCAGGCAATGGAAATGATGGAGTTCAAGGCACTGGTTCAAAGCAACCATCTACCAACACTAATACTATTAATAGTTTAAACGCTATATATTGTGGAGTTGGAGATTATCTTTCAATGGCAAGTGTATCAACAGCCGTTAATCTTACATTGATATGTGTATTTAAACCTCTTGGAAATAATCATGCCACTGCTGCATTCTTTTGTGCGGACGCTGCTGATAATGATTTTCAAATAGATTCACTTACAAGCGGTCAATTTCATGGTCGTGTTAATAGTACTAATTTAGGAGCTACAAGTGCGCCTGATTTGGGATCTAATGAAATAAATAATGTCATTTTAGTAGTATATAGATTTTCTGATAATGATAGTGATGTCACAGTAAGGCTTAACGGAGCTGAGGTTGATTCTGATACTTATGATGGGGCAATGAATTCAACAATGACAATGAGAATAGCAATAAACAGGGGACTTTCAAGATCTTTAAAATTAGATTTAGGTGAGTTTCTAGTATTTAATGAAGATCTAAGCGCCACTCAAATAGCTACTATCGAGACATATCTTACAGATAAATGGGGGGTTGTATAATGTTATACAATGTATTTGACACAGAAGCAGAAGCACAAGTAGCGCAAGCATATGACTTTAAAAAATTTATGGAAATATTCTCTGATAATAACGGCTATGATAGATCTACATCATGCTGGGCAGTTCCTACGCAGCGTATCACAGATAAGAAATGGATTTACAAAGTATGCCCTCAATCGGATGCGGAATATACTACAGAAGAATATCAAATAGAGACTTAATTTAAATGTATAAAAGAAAAGAGGGCTACGTCCACGGTGACTACAACGTCATATGTGATAGATCCGGCTTTAAATGCAAAGCCTCTGATACTAGAATGGAGTGGAATGGTTTGCGGGTGCATAAAGACTTTTGGGAACCAAGACAAGCGCAAGATAAAATACAAACATTTAAAGATAAACAATCAGTACCAGACCCTAGGCCAGACACGGACCCTATATTTATAGGCACAAATGAAGTCAATAGGAGTAATCTCTAATGTCTAATGTCTAATGATAAATTAAAGAATATAGCGATTGATTTAATAGATGTTTATTTAGAAAAATCTAAAAAATACGATAGTATTAACAGTGACTTACAGGATATGCAAGGGGACTTCTCCCAAAGACTTAATGTTATAGATGATGAGTTACTATCTAAGCTTTTGAAATTACTAGATCAAGTATTAGATAATGATGATACGGCTAGCTACTTTATTTTTGAGTGTCAAAACATGAAGGAAGGGGGCTCAGTACAGGGAAACGGTGGCAAAACATATCCTTTAAAAACAATCCAGGATCTCAAAGATTATATCTTTAGGGATAAAAAATAAATTCCAAAGGGGTCGAATTCGACCCCTTTAAATCAAAATAAAATAAAATGGCAACAAGCGGAAGTGTAGATTTTTCTTTAAATAGAGATGAATTAATAACACGTGCATTTAAAAAACTAGGTATCCTATCAGAAGGAGAGACTTTGACCGCTGCACAAGTAGTAGATGCAACAGAGGATCTTAATTTGATGATAAAATCTTGGCAATCACAAGGTTTACATTTATGGGCTTATCAAGAAGCAGAGTTATTTCTAGAAGTGGGAAAAGGCCAATATAACTTAGGGCCAACAGGCGATGACGCTAGCGCCACTACTGTTAAAACCACCACCACCGCCGATGCTGCAATTAGCGCAACTAGCTTAACAGTCTCTAGTATTACAGGTATATCTAGCGCCGATACCATACTTATCGTCTTAGATGATGGCACGGTAGATAGTACAACGGTAAATGGCGCACCAAGTGGTAGTACAGTTGTTATTACAACAGGTTTGACTAGTGCAGCTAGTTCAGGAGCACGGATTTATACATATACCACAAAAATAGGCCGTCCCTTAAAGATTACTCAAGCTAGAAGAACAAATTCTAGCGGGACCGACATCCCTATGAGTCGTTTATCAAGAGGAGGGTATTATGGACTGCCTAATAAAGATAATCAGGGTACTCCTATACAGTTTTATTATGACCCACAACTAGGTAATGGGGTGATTTCTATATGGAGCACTCCTAGTACAGCAAATGACACTATCCGCTTTACTATGCAACGAAGCTTTGAGGACATGGACGCTGGGACGAATGATTTCGACTTTCCTCAAGAATGGCTCGAGCCTTTGATCTACGGGCTAGCTGATAGATTAGCCGATGAATATGGCGTAGATAATGGAATCAAAGGCCGAATTGCCCGTAGAGCAGCCGAATCTTTGGCTTTGGCTATGTCTTTCGATCAAGAAGAGGGTTCTATCTTTTTCTCTCCTGATTTTACCTCTGGGCCTAGCAATGTAGGTGGCTCCTATGACTAAAATTAACTTTGCTAGGCATTTTTACGCCGGGCGAAGCAAGCCTGTATCTGCTCAAAAGCTAGTTAATTTATATGCTCAAGATGAGCCAGAGGATGCTAAAAACATAGTATCGTTAATAGGAACCCCCGGGCTAAAAAGCTATCTCACAGTTGGTAATGGCCCGATTAGAGGCTCTATTGAGATGGGGGGAGACCTGTATGTAGTGTCTAATAGCAATGTATTTAAAATAGATTCTTTAGGCGTTAAAACTGATTTAGGGGCGATGAATTTCGTTTCTGGTAATGTTAGTATTGCAGAAAATGGGACGCAAGTCCTTATCGTTAATCCTAGTGGCGATGGATATATTGCCACATCTAGCACACTTGCTATAATATCAGATGTAGATTTTCCTGTAGCAAGCTCAGTAACCTATATGGATACATATTTTATCGTATCCGAGAAAGATACGGGTAAGTTTTTTATATCTGCTCAAAATGATGGTACTGCATGGGCAGCCTTAGATTTTACAACTGCGGAATCAGACCCAGATAATATAATTATAGTAAAAGCATATAACGATGCTTTATGGGTTTTTGGCGAAATTTCTATAGAAGTTTACTACAATTCAGGAAATGCCGACTTTCCTTTTGAAGCAATACAAGGTGGTAAAATTGAAAAAGGTTGTGCCGCGAAATTATCAGTAGCTACGGAAAATAATATATTATTCTGGCTAGGGGATGATAAAGTGGTTTACGCCGCGTCTGGATATAGCCCCATCCCTATCTCAAATTATGCTATAAATAAGCAGATAGAGGATATGGTGGTAATAAATGATGCATACGGCTTTATTTATTCACAAGAAGGGCACGACTTCTATATCTTGACCTTTCCTACTGAGCTATTGACTTTTGCTTATGACATAACAACTAAATTATGGCATCAAAGACAAAGTTTTGAAGAAGGCAGGTGGTTAGTAAATAGTTTTACCAGTATATTTCAAAAACTCATAGTTGGTGATTTTAATAGCAACAATCTCTATGAGTTAGATTTAGACACTTACTTAGATGGTTCAACAACAATACAAAGAATAGCGGTTACAGCGCCTCTTTTTGCAGAGGGTAAAAGATTCATTACCAACCGATTGCGGATTGATATAGAGGCTGGTGTTGGCCTTACTACTGGGCAAGGGAGTGATCCTAAAGGCATGCTAGAATTTTCAGATGATGGCGGGCAAACTTGGAGCAATGAGAGATGGGTAGCAATAGGCAAGATAGGAGAATATAAAAATAGATTAGTCTGGCGAAGGTTAGGCCAATCACGTGAGCGAGTGTATCGCTTAACAATATCCGACCCCGTAAAGACTGTAATATCAGGAGCTTATATAACAAGTAAGTTAGGCATAGAATAATGACAAAGGTAACTTATCCAACAGGAGAAAATAAAATAATAGACTTGCAAACAGGAGAGTTAAAACCAGTCTGGCAAAGGTTCTTCTTTAATGTTTGGACTAGAATTGGCGGAGGAAGTGAGGCTACTTTTGCAGCTAATGGCCCTAACGTGCAAGTTGGTATAGGAACTGATAATCCAGCAGAAAGCGCACTTTTAGAGCTTTCTTCCACAACTGGAGCTTTGCTATTGCCAAGGATGACAACAGCGCAGAGAGATGCTCTTACGGGCGTTAATGGCATGATGATATATAATAGCAGTCTTAACAAATCCCAGAGCTATGAGAATGGGGCATGGGCGAGCTTAATTTAGTAATAAGAAAATAATGCAAAATTTCCATAAAATAGCGAGTGAACAAAATATAAAACCACTACTGGCGGCCATTATGCGCCAACCTGAGTTATGGAATAAATTAGATATTCGCACATTAGGAGATTCTTATCATAGAGAAGCCGATGATATTATTTTAAGGTTTAATGATGTTTTTTCTAGCGAGGATCTAGTTAATAGTCATGAGTCTATAGATTACCGTTCTTTCTTTAATCTGGCTCAAGCAAGACCTATAATCTTTGACTTGATGCGCTTTGTGGAAGGGAAGCGCCTTGGTAGGGTTGTTATTACTAGGTTAAGCCCGGGGCAGCGAATTTATGCTCATACAGATAGCGTGAGTCAAACTGATTATTATGATAGGTATCATGTAACTTTGCAAAATGCAGAGGGGTCAATATTTAGGGCTGGCGATGAAACTATATGTATGCAGCCCGGAGATATATACTGGTTTAACAATGCAGTAGAGCATGAGGTTATTAATAATAGTTATGAGGATAGGATTACTATGATAATTGATATTTGTTCAAAATGAGTGACATAACTTTTCAAGTTGAAAATTGGTTTTCTTGTAGGAAGAAAATGGAGTGGCTTTTCCCGATACATTGGGAAGAGGTAGGAGTCTATAAGGATAAAATTAAATTAAACTTTAATGACGAAGAATATAATCGACTTGCAGAGCAGGGCAATCTTGTAATAGTCACGGCGCGAGATAAAGAGAAAATCGTAGGGTATCATTGGAGTTTTTTAAAACATCATATCAGATATAAGGATAGCTTAACAGCTACAACGGATGTGTTCTTCTTACACCCTGATTATAGGAAGGGTTTTAATGGGATTAATCTTTTTAAATTTGTTGAGAAAACCTTAAAAGATATGGGTGTCGAGAGGATGGTGACAGGCTTTAAAATCAGTCATGATAAAAGCAAAATATTTGAATATCTTAATTGGGATAGACAAGAAATAATTTATACAAAATATATAGGGGAATAATGGGAATTACAGCAGTAGTAGCAGGTGGGATATTGGGGTCGGCCGTATATTCAGACCAGCAACAACAAAAAGCCGCAAAAAGAAGCGAGGCGGCTTTTTTAAAAGGGCTCTCACAAGAAGAGCGACAGTTTCAACAGACTAGGGAAGATTTATCCCCTTATCGTGAAGCTGGAAAAAATGCTTTAGAGCAATATAATAAAACCATTGGCGGCGATTATAGCGGGTTTACATCAACTCCAGATTACCAATTCGGATTAGAACAAGGAGAGAAAGCTTTAGGACGCGCGCAAGCAGCGAGAGGCAATTATTTTTCACCTCGTGCTATGAATGAATTGAGTAGGTACGGGCAAGGATACGGCTCTCAAAGGCTAACTAGTTACTTATCTAGGTTACAAGGCTTATCTAGTATGGGTCAAACAGCATCGGCTCAAACCGGGCAATTTGGCGCGCAATCAGTTGCAGCGCAAAATCAATTAAGGAACTCGGCAGCAGGTGTAAGAGGAGAGGCGGATATAGGTCGAGCTAATTTGGTTAGCGGTGTTGTAGAGCAAGGGATAGGACTGTATGGGGCCTCCAAGGGATTTGGTGGCGGTAGCGGATCACAAACAGGGCTAACCTCGCAATCAAGTTCTTTTGACCAAAGTTATAAAGGCCCTACAGGCTCCATGTGGGGCACTCCAACACCATCATATTAATTGTAATAAAATGACAAGATATTTACCAGAAGCAAGGTCCGTTAATGCATTAGGGGCTTTTAAGCAAGGGCAAGAAATAAGGTCTAATCAATTAGCCATTAAAGCACAGGAGCAACAACTAGATAAAAAAAACTATCTAGAAGGCTTATGGCAAGGTGTTGCTGGTGGTAATCAAAATGCGATAAACCGCCTAAAAGTAGAAGATCCTGCAAAGATGAAAACTTATTTATCTTTACAACATAGTGGTGAACAACAGGCCAAAGAGACACAAGAAAGAGATGTTAAGTATATGGGGCAAATAGCCGCGACTGTACTTAATTCAGCACCAGAAGACAAAGCCGCAGCTTGGGAGATGGGGTTAGGTTTAGCAGAGAACGCAGGGAAAGATGTTAGTGAACTTCCTCAGAAATACACTCCTGAAAGTGCTCCGCAAATAGATCAGTTATTAAACTTCTTAGTTAATCAATCTAGGGATGTTAAAGATATTATCGGTAACGATCCCTCTGCACCTACTGCATCTTCATCGGATCCCTCCGCTGTTAGAGAGTATAAGTATTATCAATCCTTATCAGCACCAGAGCAGCAGGAGTTTTTAAATGTAAAAAGAAATATCGCAAAAGAAGGGGTAAGATTTACAGAGGAGGGTAATATTGAGACTATACCGGGGATATTAGAAGCTAAAAGCGGAATAGAAGAGGCAAAAAAGCGGGGGGCTGATACTGGAAAATTAGATGTTGAAAGACGCAAGAATTTAGTCACAGCAAGCTCTGCATTAAAATCTCTAGAGAGTAAATCAAAAGTAGTAACCGACACTATTGATAAGGCGTTGGATACTATTAATATATTTTCCACGGGATACGGCTCTTGGTTCGATTTCGTGCCTAATACAGATGCTCGTAAACTTAAAAACTATATTGATACCATAAAAGCAAATGTAGGTTTTGATAAATTGCAACAGATGCGTGATAACTCCCCAACTGGAGGAGCTTTAGGGCAAGTTTCAGAATTGGAAAACAAATTACTACAAGCCGTCAATGGTTCGTTAGACCCGGGGCAAAGAGACCAATTAGAGGAGAATTTAAAAGTAATAAAAGAATTCTACCCCCAACTTGTAGGAGAAAGGAAATTGGCATTTGAGGCTGATTATGGCCAATATATACCGGATAGAAAAAAACCTAATACAATTGATTTGCCGAGATTTAAAGACAAAGAAGAGCTAACTAAAAAATATAATTTAGATTAATGAGAGATATTTCAATTGTAAAAGGCAATATCCGCAAAATGATAGATGCTGGTGCTCCAGAGAGTGATATTGACAAATATATTGTTTCTGAGGGGCATTCTTTAGAGGGCTTGAAAAAGACAAAAGAACCAGCGGATAGAAAAATTGGCAAAACAGAGGCCGCTATTATTGGTGCTGGTAAAGGATACAGCTTTGGCTTCGGAGATGAACTTGTAGCGGCAGCGGCCACGCCTACTATTTACGCCGGTAGTAGAATAGCGGAAGCTTTTGGAGGCGATACAAAAGGCTTAGCAGACCAAACCCTTAAAGAGACCTACAAGCAAGAGAGGGATAAGGGGCGAGCTGAAATATCGGAGGCAGAAAAGCAACAACCAGGAGCCTTTCTGGCAGGAGAAGTGTCGGGGGGTATAGCCTCACCTATCGCAAGAGGTGCGGCAGGCTTAAAGGGTGGTGCAAAAATTGGTGCTATCACAGGTGCAGGTTACTCAGAGGCAGATACAGACGCGGGATTAGTAGCTGATACAATAGTAGGAACCGCCACTGGTGCTATAGGAGGAAAGGTACTTGATAAAGTCGGTGGCGCAGTAGCAGGGGTCAAAAACAGTATATCGTCTCTTGTAAAGAGATTTGCAGAAGAGCGAACGGGACAGGATATATTAGGAAGCGCTATAAAACCAGGGCAAGCTAAAACACTAGCTAACAAACTAGCGGGCAAAGAGGGGCGGCAAGTTTTGCTCCCGGATGTAGCAGGAGACGATTTAGTTGGCTTTACTAGACTTTTGGCAAAAACTCCTGGCAGTAAGAATACTATTCACAGAGCCTTATCCGATAGGACGGCGCACTCTGCAACTAGGGTTTCCAATTTAGTAAATAAAGGTATTTCTAATGACGCTTATTTTGGATCGCTAGATAATTTAATAGAAGCTAGATCGACATTATCAGGCCCTCTTTATGAAAAAGCTTATAAAGAAGGTTTTGATTTAAAAGGTGTTTTAGTAGAGAAAGGGGATAAGGTTACTCTAGGCTCAGTAAAAGAACTTATCGATGATGAAAGAGTTTTTACAGCTATAAATAGAGCTCGAAAAGATTTTGGGATAAAAACTCCTGATACTTCGGTTGAAACTTTGCATGGAGCAAGGCAAGTCGTTGATGACATTATCAATCAAGCAGAGGGTCAAAGTAAAAATAATATGGCTAGATCTTACCGAGAATTAAAAGCCAAAATAAATAAAGTCCTCTACCAAGCATCGCCGACTCTAGAATTAGCAGATAATACTTTCGCAGGTTACAAGGCTCTTGAAAACGCTCAAGAGTTAGGGGCTAAATTCAGGTTATTGCGACCAGAGCAATTAAAGAAAACATTCTCAGAATTAACTAGTGGCGAGCAAGATGCTTTTAGAATTGGTGCGAAAGAAAATCTGATGAAGATGATCGGGCAATCAACGGATAGAGTATCAGTAGCAAGGAAAATATTTGCCATTCCTGATAATAGACGAAGATTAAAAGTTATCTTTAAAGATGAAAAGCAATATAATGATTTCGCTAAAAGGATGTTAGATGAAATCAAGCTTTTCAATACCAAGGAGAAGGTTTTGGGAGGGTCTAGGACCGATATAAATATAGCTGATGAAGCGGCTATTATAGATAAATTTTCAAGCGGAGCATCCAGCCCAAAGCTAGCTGTTTTAAGAGCAGTTACCGATTCTGTCAAAAAACGTTATGTTGGCTTAAATGAGGCCAACGCTAAAGAGGTCGCAGAAATTCTGGTTAGCCCTGAAAAATCAATTCAGGCTTTAAATAACATCTATAAAAAATCTAAGCTAAATGAAGCCTCAAAGAAGGCTACCAAAGACGCTGTAGAGGATATTATCTCAAGAATGGGAGTGCTAAAAGGTGGTATTGTGGCGCAAGCAGGGGAGTAATTCTATATAACTCTAGCAATACTAGCGTAAAGACTCCTATTATTGACAGAGTTAAAAGGGGTTAAACCCAGAAAATTCAAAGACTTATACTATATCGCTACCAAGCCTGCACAAAAGTCAAGACTTTCATGCAAAGGCCTGCATAGAAGTCACCCACTTATTTGGCTAGGATGCGGTTAGTCGTTTACGGAAAAAACTGAGAAAAACTGAGGTTTACGGAACTTTTTACGGAATCTCTCAATAATAGCAAAGCTAGCAAGGCCAGGCATTTTCGCTAATTGCACTAATTGCCAATAAGTAATTAGTGGAAGTTATTTAACCTGATCAAAAACAGGGTTTATCACACCTTTCACACCTTAACCACCATTTTTCCCATCTAGGAAAAATGGTTTAAAACAAACAACCCAAATTAAATAAAAAAATGACAGAAAGATTTGTTCTGCCGATTCAGTCGGTATATGATAGCAATGGCGCCCCTTTAGCTGGAGCAAAATTAGAGTTCTTTGAATCAGGAACTAGTACGAACATAGATTCTTATAGTGATTCAGCTTTAACGACTCCTAATACAAACCCAGTAATAGCAGATGCTAGCGGTAGGTTTAGTGATATATTCTTAGCAGCAGATGATTATAAGGTTACTTTAAAGACAAGTGCAGATGTTTCTATCTGGTCGGCGGACCCATATACAATAGGAAGTAGTCAAAACTTTATCTTTTTAGGTACATCGAGCGGGACCGGCACAGCTTACACCTTTGCACCATCTCCAGCCGCTGACTCTTATACAGACGGGGACAGATTTCTTGGTATTTTAAACACGGATAGCACAGGGAGCTTTACCGTAAATATCAGTAGCTTAGGCGCGAAAACTATGACCAAAGAGGATGGTTCAGGAAACAGAATTGCGACAATAGCGGGAGACGCACAACAAGCGCAAACTATTGATTTCTATTATGATGCAACGGCTGGAAATATGGTTTTATTAAATCCTGCTAGGCCTTATGATGTAACAATTGCGAACGACCTGACGGTTACTAATGATTTGACTACTGGCGCTACATTATCAGCCGCACAATTTAACGCTACTAGTAGCTCGGAGATAACTATAGTAAGTGGTGTAGCTACTATTACAAGGACTTGGCATACAATTGACACAGAGTCCGATGCAAGTACAGATATACTTACGTCTTTTGTAGCGTCAAAAGGAGAAATTTTTACTTTAACACTAGCAAATAGTGCTAGAAATATTACTGTAACTCATGGCGCCCCTATTCGCTTAGCAGATGATAAGAACTTTGATTTTAATAGTACTGTAAATACTTATATTACTTTTTTATGCGTAGATGAGGGTAATGTATGTATTGAAATATCGCGCAATAGAAACATCACAAATACCCCTTTCTTTAATGCTTATTTGGCAGCCAATCAATCAATAACAGCTAGCACAATTACATTAGTCAATCTAGATACTGTGGCTTATGAATCAAATTCTTCGAGCTTTGATACTACTAACAAAAGATTTACACCTCAAAAAGCAGGCACTTATTTAGTCTGCGCGAACTGGCATGACTTTCATGTAGCTAATGGAAAAGAAGCTTATGTTTCTTTAAGAAAGAATGGTGCGATTCTTTTTGCAAAACAACACATGCTTGGGAGTGGTGGTGCTAGTTATCAAGTGCATTTATCTTGTTCTGGATTAGTTCAATTAAATGGAACAACTGATTATGTAGATATGGCGGTCTATCATAATGAAGGTGGTGCTACTAACACAATTGGCGGATCCATGGCTACTTACATGACTGGCTTTTTACTAACAGGTTCAACAGGTTTATAACTATGGAATATTTAATACAAGAATATCTTAAGTCACATAATGTGACTGCGATTAATGGGGTTGATTATGAGATAAGAGATAATTTAGACGAGAGGGGTGTTTACATATCTAAATGGGACATAGATATTGAGCAACCTTCTTTTTCTAAAGAGGATATTATGAGGGCAGATAAATTCTTGATTAATATGAGCAAGAGAATCAATGAATATGGGTCTATTACTCAACAAATGGAAAATATTATCGAAAATGGCCTTGCCGCAGAACAAGAAAGAGTTTTGACTATAAAGTCAAAATATCCTAAAGAATAATGGGTTTAGATGAAGATCAAAGGGCAACGGTAAAGATTATGTTTTTAGAGAATATGCAAGAGCAACATTTTGAACAAAGGGTTTTGCTTTTGTCAAAAGAGGCTATAAAAGAATTTTTATTCTCTCCTATACATAGTATATTAATATTTTGTATTATTAGCTTAGTAAGCTACGTCTCACTAGCCTCTTTGAGCAAGCTCGATACTCTATCAAGCTCGGTTAATCATTTACAAACTAGCATTCAATTACTTAATGCTTCTTTGACCGTTATGGATGAGAGAACACACAGGACCGAAGAATCTTTGATAAAACTAGAGAAACAACAATAATTTTAAATTAAATTAATATGATAAAAAACATATCCCAACTAATATTAAATACAGCTCTACGAAGCGTTTCTATAATAAATAAATTCATTCCTAATCCTGTATTGCAAGCAATAGCCTTAGCCGTGCTAGAGTCTTTAGCTAGAAGCCCTAGAACGCAGTATAAGCCTGATATTGTTAAGGCTGCTATAAGACAAAGTAATTTAAGTCTTGCGAGTAAAAAAATGTTATCTGAGAGATTATAATGTTTGATACTTACACTATAAAGCGGCGGGATATGAAAGAGGTTCTATGGGGCAGCTTTAAAGATCCAACTGGTCTTGAGATTTGCAAAACATTAGAAAATCCTTACCTTGATAATAAACCTTTTTTATCTGCTATACCGTGTGGTTTATATAATGTGCGGAAATACACAAGCCCACCAGGAAGCAAAAAAGATTATCGGAATATATGGCAAGTAATAGATGTTCCTGGTCGCGACTTGGTATTAATTCATAATGGCAATACGGAGTCCGATACAACGGGTTGTATATTAGTTGGTGAGAAACTCGGGATTTTAAACGATCAACTAGCTGTGTTAAGCTCTAAAAAAACTTTGACACTTTTGCAGCAACGCTTGCCGGATTCGTTTAAGTTGCGGATTTGTTAATTAAAACGGAATTTCATCATCAAACTCATCTTCTAACTCTTTTTCAACTTTGGAAGCGTGCGGCTTATACTCTTTTTCTGAGTATGCCGATGTGCTAGGTTGCTCATTTGAGCCTTTAGAATCTAATAGCACTAGCTTGCCTCCAAACCCTTGTAATACTACCTCCGTAGTATATTTGTCAACACCCTCTTTATCTACCCATTTGCGGGTCTGTAAAGCACCCTCTATATAAAGCTTAGATCCTTTCTTTGTGTAGTCTTTTACAATTTTAACTAAGTTTTCATTAAAGATTACAACTCTATGCCATTCGGTTTTATCTTTCCTTTCCCCTGTAGCTTTATCTTTCCATGGTTCACTCGTAGCGATAGATAAATTTGCAATTTCTTTATTATCTTGGGTACTTCTTATATCCGGGTCGTTCCCCAAATTACCAATTAATATTACTTTGTTTACTCCAGCCATGTTATATTTTTAAATCAGGGTTTAAATGGGAAAAGTACGCGCTAAGAAAAAGAGAGGAGAGAGGGGCGTGCAACTTAGCGCGCACTTTCATAAAAAACTTACTACCTTAATTGTTATTTCCAATAACTTTAGGATAAGTTTGTAATGTTGTTAAAATTCTCTCCAAAACGCTCAGCTCTGCCGATTTGTTTAGAAGTTGTTTTTTTAATTCGTTATTTTCATCTTGCGTCCTATTTAAGCGATCTCTCATCTCGAGAGCTTTACTTACATAATAAGCAGAAACTTTTTTATTATTATTTAAAAAGCTTAAGTGCATACTAACCTCTGAATTCAACCACACATTGTAAACAAAGTTTATAGTTGTTCAATCTTTTTTAAATAACTGTTATTGAGCTTGTAACAGTTTTTTAACCATTATTACTCATTAACTGGTCTATTATCCCTTTGCACTCTTTATCTACGTAATCTACATTTCTATAAATATTGCTTTCTAAAGAAAAAATCCCATCTAGACCTAAACTAATCACGTCCCCTGCGTGAGAGCAATCAAACCCGATAGCGAAATCAACACTAACACTACTTATATCACCTGCGTAAGTAAGCCCACCATGACAATCTATCTTATAGTCATCATAATTATTTGATATATAGTAGCTGCTAGATTTATCAATAACGACATATCCACAAAAATTAATGAGTGAAAAAGGGGTTTCTTCTAAAATAGAGCTGCCACTTAATGCAGATGGTCGGAGTATAAAGTATTCCATTCCTCTATGATGCCTACGATATAGATTATATTCCTTTTTTATTTCTTCCTTTACGCGTTGTATTGTATTCATATTTTTTTATTCAAAATAAATCACATAAAGATTTTTTATTCAAAATAAATCACATAAAGATTTTTTGGGCATTTTAACCTCATGAAAAATTACTAAATTTAACCGCCGCTTGTTGGCGTTTATGAGGTGTATTGTAGAAGAAGGATTGTACGGTTAGGAAGAGGTCATAAGTATTTTATATGACTAATAGAAAACCTTATAAATGAACGATTCTAATGCGGTCATAGGTATGACCATACTATTTTTTTTCACTCCAATGATCATCAAATTCATACTTTTCCATAGCAGAAGTATATTGAGTTTTAAGCATTTCCTTCATCATCTTCATATTCGACTTGCGTTATTTTCATTGCCTTATTTTATTATTGTTTTTTGTAACACTTGCTTAACGCCCGTTAGGGGACTGTGACGGTTAAGTATTTTTCCTATTATCAATAAAGTTACCTTTTCTCTTTAGGTTATATTTAATTATGCATTCATCATAATATTTGGCAGCCTCCAATTCTGTAGAGAATGATTTTTGATCATATATTATACTCTTTTTGTCCCGATAAACTTGTAAAATTACCGAAAAACGTAAGCTCTCTTTTCTATAACCAATGTATTTATATGTATTATTTGCGTTTTTTTGAAATGATTCCGAGTTATCAATAGAAGTAGTTAGATTAAGCAAGTTATTATCACCACTATTATAATTTTTATGAGAAACTAAAAGCCCCGCAACATCTCCTTTGAAAGCGGAATAGACTAGCCGTGAAACTATAAAAGTTTTCAATGTGCATTCACGGCTTAAAGCAACAACTACGACGCCTTGTCCATACTTGCCGCTCTGAGCACTTTGCAAAACCCGCTCTTTAACTAAGCGCTGATGATGACGGCATTTCACATATCTCTTGCAGGACTTAACCCTGCCCATATCACTAACCATATAAAGCCCCTCATACCCCTCTATATCCTTCCACCGCTCTTTATTCATCATTTCCTCACCATATACTTTTATCACACATAACTGTGAATTCAAATTGCCTAGGCTCTTCAATAATTGTATAATTATTTACTATTTTAAGCTGACTCCATATATCATACTCAGGTTCTAATTTTACCCACTCTTTACCATTATGGACAATTGTAGGGAGACCAGGCATTGTAGCTATAAGAGAAAATTTGAAATATGTAATTTCAGCACTTTTGTATTTAGGGGGTAGTGTTGATTTTATTTTATCAGTCATGATTCTACCTCCGAACCATCTACCTTAAAAAACTTAAAAAAAACATCTTGGTCAAGGCATGTGTTCCACAAACTATGAGCGATAGCTTGAGCAGGGAATCCCTTTTGTAATTTTAAGCTATTATTTTGATCTGCTTTGCAAAACAAACTATACAACAAATATGTAAAATTACTTCCATCTCTGGAATATTGCCAGTAATAAAGCTCTTGTATAGCATCTAGTAATTCCGTTTTAGATATATTATTTTCATGTATCATCCCGAAAACCTTTGTAAAGTTAAGGCTTCCAGTTATACAGCCAACCGCTGGCGGTATTTGCTCCCGATTTACGTCCCAATCCCGTATTAAGTTACAACTTTCGTTCATATTCCTTAATTAATTACTTAGTTAAGTTGCGCTCAATAATCTAGATACCTGCTGCCTCCTAAAACTACACCCCTCTGTAGTCTTAAAACCAAAGTTATTCAAAGAATCCGCTATTTTCTGCATAGTATAACCATCTTGCCCCCTCAGTTGTTTTGCAATTAAAATTGCTTTTGAATGAGCTTTTGAATATTGCCCCTTTCTAAATTCTGCACTTCTTTTATTTGCGAATTTTAGACACACTTTATTTTTATGATAAGGGGAGCCGTTAATTATTAATTTACCCTCTCTTACTCTTTTTGCTTCTAATGCTGCCTTGGTTCTAATTACCCCTATATCCCTTTCTCTTTCAGCAAAGGCAAATACAAATGTTAGCATTAGCCTATCGTTAGTATTAGGCATATCACAACACATTAACCTTTTGTCAATCTCATCAAAGAGCGTAAGGGCATCAAGTACGTTTCGACTTAATCTATCAGCCTTTGCTACTACTAGGGTTGCGTTCTCCTTTTTTACTAACTCTACAGCCTGCCTTAATGCTAACCTTTTATCTAAAGAGCCCCCGCTAGCAACCTCGGTAAACTCTGCTATAATCTCGCCATCTCTTAAAAAA